TAGCGGCCATTCTGATTGACGGCGGAGAGGATCTGCTGGCCCCCGAAGGTCAGCGCGTGCTGTCTGAGTCAGTGGCGGGCGCGGTCTCTGTCACCTACAGCGACAACGGGCGGCAATCGACGTTCTACCCGCAACTCTTTGCGCTGCTGAAGCCGTTTATGGTTGGGGGCGGTGGCGGTAGCGTGTTTGAGGTGCGCCGTGGCTGACATTCACCCAATCCGAACCCTGACCCAAGATCCAGACGTGGTGGCCATGTGTGAGCAGCTGCTAGCCGAGGCTAAAGAAGGCAAGATTCAGGGGTTGGCCGTTGCCACTGTCGAGGCGGAGGGCACGTTCGGAACGGCGTTTGAGGTTGGCGGCGCGGCAGTCTTGTCGCTCATTGGCGCGGTAGCGCTGATGAAGCATGACCTGATCATGACGGGGTTTGAGCATGAGTAACTTCTACAACCGCCTCCAACAAACCAGCCAGCGCCTGATCAAGCAATACGGCCAAGGCACGATCACCTACAACGCCCCAGGCAGCGAAGGCGATCCATTCAACCCGCCAACGCCGGGGCAGTCGTACCCAGTGGACGCAGTGCAGGCTCAAGGCGACCGCAAGAAGCAGTACATGGACGGCGGTTATATTGTGGCGACGGACGTCCTGTTAGCCATTGCGCCGTTTGAGGTTGATCCCACACAGTCGGGCACGATGACGATTAACGGGGAGGATTATCAGATCGTTATGGTGGACAGCCCGACGGTTGAGCCGGGCGCGCCGGTTGTTTGGTTTGTGGGTTGTAGAAAGTGAACCTCTCCCAGATAGCACGAGACAACGAACGCGCCGTGCTCCGCGCCTTCAACGAGGCCATCCAGTCCGTAAAGGATCAGGCCGTTATCGCCGAAATCGCCGCACTCATAAACGCCGGTGACGTTGATGCCATCGTAAACCTGTTGCAACTGGACGCAGCGACGTTCAGGCCGCTGGAGAACGCCGTAGTGGCTGCCTATGAGGCTGGTGGCGTTACGGGCGCGTCTCAGATCGGGCGCATCCCTGTCGAGGCTGGAACGCTTGTGGCGCGGTTTAACGTGCGCTCACCACGGGCGGAGGCTTGGTTGCGCGCATGGTCATCCGAGCGGATTGTCGAGATAGCCGACGACACGCGGGAAGTCGTGCGCCGTGTCTTGACCGCGAACCTTGCCGAAGGCGTTGGGCCTCGCACGTCTGCCCTTGACCTTGTGGGGCGGTTTGATCCTGTTACGCGTAAGCGGACGGGCGGCTTTATAGGGCTAACCCAGAACCAAGCGGAATGGGTGCGCAATGCGCGGATGGATCTGGAGCTGATCGGCGCAACCGATGAGCAGATATTGGCGCGGTTTGCAGCAGCAGGGCGGCAAGTGCCGGTGGGGTACGATCCGGCAAGCAGCTACCTGTCGCGCCAGCTCAGGGACAAGCGGTTAGACGGCGCGGTTGCCAAGGCCAGCCGGGAGGGTTCCAGGCTCAAGGCTAAACAGGTGGACGCTGCCGTGAGCCGCTACCAGGCAAGGGCGCTGCGCTACCGCGCTGAGACCATCGCCAGAACAGAAAGCATCAACGCGCTGCGCAGCGGGCAAGCTGAGGCTATCCGCCAAGCGGTTGATACCGGAGAGCTGGAGCAGGAGTTTGCCACGAAGGTGTGGGATAGCAGCGGAGACGCAAGAACCCGCTTCACGCACGCCATGGCAGACGGGCAGGAAGTGCCTATTGACCAGCCGTTTACGGTTGGCGGGTATCGGCTGATGAATCCGGGTGATAGCAGCTTGGGGGCACCGGCTGGGGAAACGATACAATGCCGCTGTTTTGTCCGATACCGCATGAACTTTGCGGGGCAGGCGGCGCGGGATATTCGAGGATTCGGATAATGGCCTTAACCAGCTTCGAGCAACAAGTAATTGCCTGGCAACGGAAGGCCGAGGCAGCCATGACCGCCACACTCAAAGAAGCGGCGCAAGACCTCACCGAGAAAATGCTAACCCCGAAAGCCAAAGGGGGCAGGATGGGCGTCGATACCGGGGCGCTCCGAAACAGCTTTGCTGGGGCGGTTAACTCGATACCGCGAGGCCCGTCCACACCCGAAGGCGTGCCAACGGATTTTGATTTGCAACCTTTGGTACTGGCGATAAACCGCGTCAAGCTGGGTGACCGTTTGGCGATTGGCACGGCCATGAATTACGGCAAGTACCACGAGGCGCAAACCGCATTTGTTCGGGCGAATGTGCAAAACTGGGATACCATAGCCGCACAATCTGCACGAAAGGTTAGGAGAGCGATTGGATGACCCCCACAAACAACCAAATTTACATGGCCGCTATCACACTGCTGAACAACACAACGCTCGGCTACCCTATCTCCTGGCCGGGGTTCAATTTCACGCCGCCCGCGTCCGGTGTGTGGCTGGAAGTGTCGTTTTTTCCGAATGAGGGCATTGATAACGGCTTGCGTTATGCCGATGGCGTGGTGCCACGTGGGATATTTCAGGTAGCCTGCGTTAACCGCCCTGGCGCTGGGCTGGATGCCATTCACGCGGCGGCTGATCAGATCAGGGCGCTGTATGCCAAGGGCACTGGCTTGATTGGTAGCGTGCGCGTCATCCGTGAGCCGTACGACATGGAGCTGCAAGCCGATGACGACCGGTTGATGGTGGTTGTCAGTGTTGAGTATTCGGGGTAGAGTTGTTGTGCGGCCCGCTGTGAAGCGTCCCGCTCCGTTGTTGTTAAGGCCCCTCTTTTGAGGGGCTTTTTTGTGCCAGCCCATAAATAGGTTATACTCTGACCAGACTGTACCTAGGCAGTCTCTCGCCGTGATGGCGAAATTTTCCAATATTGGAGACTTAACTATGGTGATTACAAGTACCGGAATTACCCTTTCTGTTGCTGCGGGCGCACCCGCGACCCTCGATAAACTCGGCTACGAAGCTCTTGCATTTGTTGAGGTTGGTGAAGTTACCGACCTCGGCGAATACGGGCCAAACGTCGAAGTTGTCACCCACAACCCACTAAAGACCGGCGTAACCCAGAAGCTTCCAGGGTTTATAAATTATGGCAGCCAGACCATTGCTCTTGGCTGGGACGTTGCTGATGCAGGGCAGACCCTGTTGAGCGATGCGGCCAATAATCCGGCGACCGCTGGCGAGCATTCGGTGAAAGTTCAGTACGCAGACGGTTCCATTGATTACTACGTTGGACGTGTATTCAGCTACACCAAAGCTCCTGGATCTGCTAACAGCGTTGTTGGCTCGAACGTGAACTTTGAGATCAACACGCCTGTCCTGAACGTTCCGGCACCTTAACCCCAAATTGACCGGCTAGCCCGCAAGCGAAAGGCGGCCTCATCCACCGCTTGCCGGTCATCTTTCCGGATGCATAGCGAGGCATGATATGACCAACATCTTGAAGCAATTTGATACCGTTTCCGCGTCCGAAGAAGGCGCATGGCTGCACCTGTGCTCACCTGGCACCGACGAGCGCGTATACAACGGCAAGAACAAGCCCCTGCGCATCAAGCTTAAAGGCCCCGATTGCGATGCGTGGACGTCGTTCCAGCGCAAAGCCATGAAAGGCCAAGGGAAAAAAGACGACCGAAGTCTGGAAGACGTAGCACTGGAAGATAGCAAACTCTTTGCCAAGATGACCCTGGCGTGGGAAAACATGCCCGCCGAGGTTGGCGAATGCAACTACGAAAACGCCATTAAGCTGTACCTGAACTACAAAGACATCCGCATGCAAGCCCTGCGGTTTGTAGTGGCGCAGGAAAATTTTACGCAGAAGCTGCCGACAGACTAAAGCTCTGGGCAGCGCAACTCGGATGGATGCACAGCGTACCGGAGCGCAAGCGCAAGGATGACAGGCGCACCCGGTACGAGCAGTACGGCCCAGATCACCCCTATACGGCCATGCCGGAGCTTGACGAGCACGAGTATCTGGCCGGGCTGTTTATGGACACCGGCATGGCCGCGCCCGCAGGGATGGGTGGGCAGGTGGCGCTGAGCTGGGCAGAGTTGCAGGCGTTCGACCATTGCGGACGCTTGCAGTTAACCGGCTGGGAGCTGTCCCGCCTTATGGACATGTCCCGCGCCTACTGCCAGTGGCTGGCCAAGGGCGGCAAGCAGGGAGACATCGCGGATGACGTGCCCTATATCGACCGCACGCGGAGCGCAACCGGCTACCTACTCAGGCAGCGTGACGCAAGCGCAGCAAACCGTGATAAACTAGAGTAAAGCAACGTCGGGAGACAGTCGCACATGGCCACATCAATGGCGGATCTGGGTTTTAACATCGACTCGTCACCGATGCGGCGGGCGTCTCGCGAGCTTGACCGTATGTCTACGGCGTCTGGAAGGGCAGAGCGGTCTGCTGACGGCCTCGCTGGCGCTTACAGGGCAGTAGGCGCTGCGGTTGCAGCTTTGGGGCTTGCTCAGTTAACCCGTAGCGTATTCGATACGGTGCGAAGCACAGAAGCGCTTCAGGCATCACTAAAAACTGTTACCGGCTCCATATCTGAAGCTAATGCAGCATGGGACACACTAGAGCAATTCGCGAAAACGACACCATTCACCCTTGATCAGTCGGTTAAAGGCTTCATTCGCATGAAGTCATTGGGGCTTGACCCTACAACCGACGCCCTTGAATCATTTGGCAACACCGCGTCTGCAATGGGCAAAGACCTGATGCAGATGATTGAGGCCGTTGCCGATGCCTCAACCGGCGAATTTGAGCGCCTAAAAGAGTTTGGCATTCGCGCCAGAACCGAAGGCGACAACATCCGTTTCATATTCCAAGGTATGGAAACGGTCGTTGATAACAGCTCCACGGCTATTACCGGTTATCTTGAGTCGCTTGGTAATACGGCATTTGCCGGAGCTATGGCCGATCAGATGGACACTGTTGGCGGCCAGGTTTCTAACCTTGAAGATCAGATAGACTCACTCTTTAGGGCCATTGGTGACGCGGGCGCAACGGATCTATTCAAAGAGTCAATTGCAGGAGCATCTGACGCGGTAGAGACTCTGACAAATAACCTTGATCAGGTAGCCGCAGCCGCTGCGGGTGTTACTGCGGCAACTGGCGCTTACCTGTTATTCTCTAACGCCACAGCAGCAGCGACCGCCGCACAAGTTGCGTTTAATGCCGCCGCGAGAGTCAATCCATACATTTTCATTGCTTCAACAATAGCTGGCGCTACCGCTGCCGTATGGGCTTTCACTAATGCGCAGTCGTCGGCAACTGAAGTATGGGAACGCGCCACAGAGTCCGAAGCTGCTTATCAGGCGGCGTTGGCTGATGTGGGTGCGGCAAACCGGATTCAGCAGATTGCCAAGGAGCGAGCCGAGCTTCAGGAAAGGCTGGTTGACGCCCAGTCTAGGTGGATAAGAAACGGCACAGAAGAAGAGCATATCAAGCAACGACTGGCAGAGCTTGAAGCCGAGTACCACCAGATCACCGATGCTCGCATTGAAGCAGAAAAAGCGGCAAACGAGCGTAGAGAAGAGGCTAGAGCCAGAGAAGAGGAGGCGCTAAAGCGTCAAGCCGAAATTGAGCGTCAACAGGAAGCTGCAAAAGCAGCGGCAGCAAAAGCAGAAAGAGACGCGGCCATAGATCAGATTGACCTTTTGCGAGAGCGCTTAGGACTGCTCAAAGAGGGAACGGTTGAGTTCCGTCGGAACATGGAAACCGTCAGGGAGGCCGTGGCCCTCGGCATTATCACAAAAGATCAGGCCGCCCAAATCGTACAGGCCCTGCCGGACGCCGCCGAAGAATCCTGCGAAGAGTTCGTCAATCAGTGGCAATCCGCCGCCGACCGAGTAGCCCAATCCCTACAAGACGCCATAGCCTCCGGCGACTGGGACAAAATCGGTGATGCCATTGGCAACAGCCTGGCCACGTCCATAGCCGGCATCGTCAACAAGACGATCACGGACAGCCTCGCCAAAGACTTGACCGCCAACAGCAGCGTGCTGGCTCAGATTGGCGGGGCGTTTGCCGGCCCCATTGCCGGGGCGGTTGCAGGCGGTGCGATCCAGCTGGCCGTGTCCGAGCTATCCGACTTCTTTAGCGGATCGGACTGGGACCCGACCGAAGCGAGGCAAGCCGCACAGGGCACCGGCACGGTGCTGGGCTCCATTGATGCCAAGTCGGAGTCCATCGCCAAGGCCGTGGACATCAGCGCGGGGGCGTCCCGTGAGCTGGTGGGTATTAACCGGGATATGTTGCGGGCTTTGCAGACCTTGCAGTTGGGGATTGCCGGGGCGTCTGGGATGGTGGCGCGGAGTTATGGTGGGATCAACTTCACGGCTCAGGACCTGTTTAGCCAGACCGACATGGCGGGAGCCGGGATGCTGCTGGGCGTCTCTGCATTCGGCCTCGGCAGCCTCGGGGCGGCCGGCTTGATAGGCAACGCCCTAGGCCCGATCGGCGGTCTGCTCACCACCGGACTTTTGGACGGAGCCATCGACTTCATCGATAACTTGGCAGGCGGCCTGTTCTCCGACATCGGCGGCACCATCTTCGGCGGCAAAACCGATGTTAAAGATGTGGGTATCCAATTCTTCGGGGCAACCTTAGACGAGATGATCCGCGGCTGGCGGGACGGTGACCGGTATCTGACCGCCCAAGCCTACGCCACTATCAAGCGAGACGGCGGGTGGTTCGGCTCTGATGACCGGTGGGACGAATTTCAGCGACTCGGGCCGGAAGCCGAAAACCAGATCAGCCTGGTATTCATGGGCATCCGAGATTCGGTCACAGCGGGCGCGGAAGCCCTCGGCATGTCCGGCGCTGAGATCCAGTCCGCCCTTGATACGTTCCGGGTGGAGACACAAAAGATAAGCCTCGAGGGCCTTAGCGCAGAAGAGCAGACGGCGGAGCTGGAGGCCGTTTTCAGCAGCATTTTCGACCAAGCCGCAGGCGCAGTCGTGCCGTATCTGGACGACTTCCAACGCGCAGGCGAGGGGCTCGGCGAGACGTTGGCGCGGGTGGCCACGCAGGTGCAGGTGACCGAGCAAGCCGTGGACATGCTGGGCTTGCGGTTTAGTGACCTGGCTGGCGCGGAACTGATCGAGGCGTCTCAGCGGCTGGTAGAGCTGAATGGCGGGCTAGATCAGTTCATCAGCAACATGCAAAACTTCATCGGCAACTTTGCGACCGAGGCGCAGCAGTTCGAGATTAACGCTAATGCGCTGGCGCAAGGCATGGGTGACTTGCCGCTGCCGGAAACCCGCGATGGCTTCTGGGCGCTGATGCAGGCGCAGGATGCTGCAACCGAGGAGGGGGCGGAGAATATCGCCACGCTGTTGCGGTTGCAGGGTGTGGCGGATCAATACTATAGCGCGATTGAGAAGGCGCAAACCAGTTACTACGAAACAGAGGTACAAGGCCAGCGGGAACGGTTGCAGGAGGCGCAACGCGCTAACCGAGCCGTACAGTCTGCTATGGACGCTATGCTGTACCAGTCAACTGCCGTACAGGAAGCGAGCCGCCAGAGCGCACTCAGAACGCTTGAGCAGATCGCCAATGCGGGGCGCGTGTCGGATATTGGCCAGCTTCAGAGTGCCCTGGATGCCGCCACGCAGCTCGATCAGGGGCGCTACAGCACCTTTGCCGATTACGCCCGCGAGTACGCCCGGACATCCGGTGTTATTGGCCGCGTGGGTGACGTGACGCAGCAAGCAGAAGATCGGGAGGCGCGCATGTTGCGGAGCCTGGAGAATCAGCTGGAGGCGGTTAAGGGTTTGCGCGATGATCTGGAGCGTAGCCAGCTGGCTATCATCAAGCAGACCAACAAGACCGCCAAGACATTAGAGCGGTTCGAGATTGACGGTATTGAGGTTCGCCAATGAAGATTATCAGGCCGATGGATTTGACTGGGACGGGGGTTGTTGAGAGTAATGCGCCGGGGGATGGTTACACGACTTGGGAGCCTATTGGCCGATCAAATCAGTTCAGCGGTGACCAATGGTCCATATCCGGTAATACCGCATACGTGATCAGGTCCGGGATGGGCGGGTTCATCGATATATACGACATCAGTACCGGGGAAAAAACTGGGGAGATCGAGGCGGATAAGGATGTCGTCGACTCTGTTTCAGCAAGCCCGGACGGAGCGTTTCTCGCATATGTCGAGCGCAACGCTTTTAACCCGTTTGAGTACCGGCTATTCGTTAGGGATCTCACAACCGATCAGACGGTTTATTCTACCAACCCGTTTGTATCTTCTTACGTCTTTAGCTCAATGGCTTGGTCGAACAATTCATCTTTTTTCTCTTACATCAGGAACAGCTATTTTCCTGTAGTGATTGCCACCGGGTCGTGGGGCACGGTCAACGAGGGGGACAATCTTTTATCACAGTTGTCTGTTGGGACAGTAAGTACATCTTATCTCGGCGGCTCTGCCATTAACGATTCCGGCGAGCTTTTTGTAGCGGTCAAGGCAAGCGGCGATTCTGGCACCCAGTCGCGACTGATAAAGCTTTCTTCTAGCGCCGCATACATTGACGACGCGTTTATATCCAGCTCTACAACTATTCTCGGCGTTTACCTTAACGGCGCAAGAGGCGAGGTTTTTGCTTACGGGGACTCACCCGGTGCCATGTTTTCCCAGTCAACGCTATCCAGCGTAACGACCCCTGCAATACTGTCCGGCTATGCGATATGGGGGATGGATGAGTCGCATGATGGCTCAGAGTTAGCCGCGTGGAGTCTTTCTGTCCAGCCGTACACACGGCGGGTAGCCACAGCGGACTATTCCAGCTTGACCGCGTTCCCGACGACCGAGAGCGGGCGAGTAAGTTACGCCGACGACTATTTCCTTGTTTCGGCAGGCAGTGGCGAGTACGAGATTGTCGATCTG